GATGGTAATAGGTTCTTTAGCCATCGTTATTCTCTAGTTCCTCTTTAAGCTTCTGTTGTATTAAACCCGAATAGATATCTCTTTCAAAAGGAAATAAATTTTCTATTTCTGGTATAGAGAAATTATGGCGCTGAGTCAAATTAAATATTAAATAGTAATAGTTTATTAACGAATTATGACTCAGCCCCACGGAAAAAAATCAGCAATTCCTTCCAATTCAATAATTCTATCATTCTTTTTAGTATTGGTATACTTAATAGTATGGCGAAGTTTTGGCATTGTATCTACAAATTCATCTAAAATCTTTTCATAATTTACTTTTCCAAAATTATTTATGAATTCCTGTTTTTCTTCTAAGCTATATGATGCAGCATCATATACTTTATCTCCTTCATAAATCGTTTCCAGACAGGATGCTATCATATCAATTTTAGTTTTTACCGATGTATCATTAATAGTAGGGTATCGGAATTGAATTTTAATATCATTTCCGATATCTATTAATGTATGATGTTCTGGAAATATAGTGGGCTTAATAGAATCTATATCGACATCAAATGAATATATCTTATTATCCTCTTTATCTCTATATCGTAGGGTCACAACATCATTGACAGATTTGGCTCTAATTTGTAAAAATAGATACTCTACATCAAATATTGGTAGTTTATTGACATCTATAGAACTGTCACCAAGACAATTTGTTAATACTTGTTTAACAGCATTCGCTGTATCTTTTGGATCATTGCTTTCTTGGGCTATAAGAAATATTTTTTCTTCTCTTACAGTAAAGGGTCTAAATTTTACTTTATCTTTTACACTGATCAAAGATGTCTCAAAAGTTGGAGCGGAAATAATTGGAAGAGTCATTTAAAACCTCATTATAGTATGGTAATACCAGTTGCTGGTAAATTTGTTATTTGGGAAGGCTGTTGTGATATCGATAGGTTATTTGTATTAAAATTAACAGGATTAGTTGTGGAGTAGTACGTATACGCAAAAGAAGCTGGAACAAGCACCAAGCTGTCCGTTGCAGCCCATGAAAAATTAATAGGACCGACTGATACAGGGAATATATCTTTAAATGTGGTTGTCATGATCGTTCCGCCATCTTGCCCAAATTGCGTAAGGGTTCCTTGCCCGATATAGCTATCGTGATAGTTTAAGAGCATAGCCCCTGATCCTGAATACGAGGGCATCACTAGATTTATCCAACTTTGTAAAAGTTCTAAAATATTTCCAGATGCATCACAATAAAACATAAGATCTAAGTTGGAAAAATTCGTACCTGTAGCATATGGCATATCAATACCATATCCGAGACGTTTTGTAGAATTAGTTTCGATACGTCTATTTGGCTGTTGGGCAGATGTACATAATAGATTAATACTTTGGGCAGATCCTTTAACACTACTAGGAGGATTTAGCATCATTTCAAAATGGGCTTCTCGTGCCAAACTTTGATTTGTTTGAGATAAGAATGTTTGGATATTGAATGACATTATTTCTTCCTTATGGGTTTAGCAGGTTTCTTTTGTTTCACGGATGACAACATAGCAGCAGAATCCTTCCAAACAGCAGCAGTAGTTGCTTTTTGGAATTTCTGAGTAGGTAACATCAATGCAATATCCCATTCTTTAGGCTCAATGTATAAAAATTGGGATCTCACATGATCGTATAAATACATTTTAAAACATGGCTTGAATAATGAAAGATTAGATGCATTTTTTAAGGTTTGGTATGATATCATTAAACGAGTTGTATCATCATACTTTTTATTATTAGCTATCACATACAAAGCATCCATTAGTTTAGCCCTTAGCACTGGTTGAAGATAGTGTAGGTTAATACCGTAGAATCCTCCGGGGAATGTTGCTACTGGAAATATAAGAGGGAATGCATCCCAATACGGAAGCTCATCTTTATGTTTAGCATCATATGTGAACATATACATACGTCCCGGCATACATGTATTAGTGGCCAAAGCATTCCCAAATAGGTTATCTCTATTAGAAATCAATCTAGCAGCCCTATAATTTAATGCCTTATTACGAAACCAATCTCTTGCCTCTTTAGATTTATTAGGAAGAATACCCAAATCAGCGGCTTTTTTAAGCATATTACTATAGATATATTTACTGGTGGTAGTTGAAACCATTTAAAATCATTCCTCGTTTTATATATTTAGTTGATAAACCCACTGTTCTTTTCTGTAGATATAACAAATATCCAGCCTCGTTCATCACAGAATTTTTTACATGCATTCCATTTCGCCTGATTGATCATATACGTAGAGGCTTCTTCTAGATATCTTTTAGTTTGACGTTTAGGTTTAACAGGAGGTTTGGTATACTTATCGGGTTTAATCTCCATTACAATTTTATCACCAGCTTTATTTTCTAAGTAAATATCTGGAAAATATCTATGGCTTTTTTGGTCAATAGGATTAAAGTATACAATAGAAAATTCCTCTGATGCCCATTTTAAAACAGAAGGATCTAAATCTAATCTACGGAATACTTGTAGTTCCCACCCAGAGCGATATATAATATTATTTGGATTGCCCATATATTTATCGGGATTCTCTGGGGTATAACGGCCTTTATAGGTTTTATAGTTCATTTAATTTATCTCACATAAATACTTTATCCAATATAATATTTATAGGGAAAGCCATGAGTTCAACCACTATTACTGACCCAAATGTAGTAAAACAATCTTACAAGCCATATACTGGCTCACAATCGCATGTATTTCCGCCTGAATTAGCAAAATCTGCTAATTTTTTATCTATGAATATCAGATCATATCAAAATACTCCCGGAATAACTAGTGGAGGTTCTGCTCCTTCTGTATCAGGATATAATATTCACCTGCCTATACCATACGCAGGATTAGAAGATAATTTTCATATCGATTATGAAAATACTGCTAGAGATGTTTTAGGTGGTACAGCGGCTGCTGTTATGGCTGCGCTTCATAATAGAACAGTTGCAGGTGATCCCCATGCAGGATATATTTCTAGAGTAGAAGATGGTATAAAAAATAGTTATTATGGTGAATGGGAGGGTATATCTGCCTTTGTGGGATCAGAACTTCACGGGGCTATTTTAAATAAAACTGGCACAATCGGGCAACAAGCTGTAGGACAAGCTGTTAATCCTAATATATCTGTCTTATTTAAAGGAATAGGTATTAGAACTCATTCGTTCCGATGGAAATTGGTAGCCAAAAATTCTGCTGAATCTAATCAAATATACGGAATAATAAAACTTTTAAAAACGGCTGCTCTTCCATCTAGAAACGCTGGTAGTAGTTTTACTATCCTAGATTATCCAGATGTTGCATTTTTATCTTTGAATGGCCCTCAGGGTAACGGATTAATTACATTTGCAGGTTTTGGTTGCTTTATCGAAGATATTCAGGTAAGCTATGGTGGATCTACGAGTCCTGCATTCTTTTTAAATTCTAATGCACCAGTAGAAGTAGACCTTATGATATCATTTAGAGAACGTACTATTATAACATCGTCGGATATATCATAATGACAACGCCTTCTTATTTCGGAAATTTTCCTAATACAGTTTATAATGGAACAACTATTCCTAATATATTCATGCGAGTTAAATTTCTAGAAACGTTACGGCTGGCTTCATCTGTATATTATCCATATGTTATAGAAGAAGGAGAAACTGCTGATGGCATCGCATCTTGGTATTATGGTAGTCCCGTTTATGATTGGGTAATTTACCTAGCAAATAATATCATAGATCCTTATAGTCAATGGCCCAAAACATCTGCTCAATTTTCAGATTATATTATTAAAACATATGGTAGTATACAAGCCGCTCAATCTGAAATATTATTCTATAGACGAGAGCCAGATATAGGATATCTATCTCCTGATGGTAGTCAATTTTCATCTTCTCCGCAACAGGGATATAATGTTGTGGTAAATAATACAGATTTAAGAATAACTCCATCATCATATGCTACTATACAAGATCCGGCCAATTACTTTCCAGTATATGCGTATGATTATGAGAATGAACTTAACGAAAATAAACGTAATATATCACTCATAGATAAAAGTCTATTACAACGAATTGTTTCTGAATTATCTGGATTACTAAATGCCTAACAATACATATAATCCCGGATCCTTATCCAAGATATCCCTAATCATCACCAACTTTGATGGATCTAAACAAATAGACATATCTTCTATATTCGTTAATCTCTCTATTACTGAAGATATTTTCAAGAATACATTATACGGATCGGTTATTATCAAAGATGCAATCGGCCTTCTCGAAGGTGCGCCAAATAATCCAAATTTACAAGGCTTTCCTATAGTCGGAGAAGAATTCCTTTTGGTATCGTATACTCCGTTAAATCAAGATACAGTTAATTTAAGATTTATGGTATATTCTGTTGACGATATCGTATACGGAAAATCCAATTTTAAAAAACAGTACACCCTTAATTTCTGTAGTGAAGAACATCTGATCGATTCTACTACAGTGGTAATGAAAAGCTATACTGGCATTAATTCAGATAATGTTCAAAATCTATGTAAGGATTTCTTACAAATAGATAAGGTAGATATACCATATAAAGGACATGCAATTAAGAAATTCGATAAGATACAGCCGACCAGAGGCAACCAGAATGTTGTCATTCCTAGATTGCCGCCAATTCAAGCCGCACATTTTCTTGCCAGACGTTCTATTGCGGCAGATGCAGCGATGAATACAGGTACATACCTATTCTTTGAAAACTTTAAAGGATTTAATTTTTGTGATTTGGAATATCTTATCACCCAAGGAATAACAAAATTTAATTCATTTGGTAAATATACTTCTCAGACAGATTATCATCCTATGGTATACAGATTCGAAGATCCTATTGTGGTTGGCTCTACCTCTAAACAACCACAACTAAGAGAAATGAATGCCATTCAAGCAATGCATCAAAAACATTATTTTGATACTATTGAAAAATTAAAAAGAGGACTAATAGAATCCGATACAGTCCTATTCGATTATACCAAAGGAACTTATTCTCCTACCAGATATAGATATATAACTACTCTTGACAAAACCAATACCAATCAGGTTGGATTGGGTAATGAGACAGGAAACTCTTTTCCTACCAATAGTAATTCTTTTATGACATTTGCTACATCTAATAGCGATAATGTCGTTAAATATAGTAAATTTTTCATGATACCTAAAGATACAAGCCAACCAGACACATTTCTAGATACGATTTATCCTAACAGGGCATCATATTTTACAGGAATGGCCCAGAATATGTTTACTCTAGATACTTATGGGAATACCAAAGTAAATGCAGGTGATGTCATTTATGCCACCATTCCGTCTAGTGTAGATAATTCTCCTAATAAATTTATTAGTGGCTATTATCTTGTTTGTACTATTCGACATATCATAAGTCAAACATATTATCATATGAAAATGGATATCTATAAGAATGCTGTTGACACAAAACTACCAACAATGGATTTACCTAAATCAAATACCACATCTAACACAGGAAATTCTAAATGATTAGTGACCTTCAACATATTATGGGAGTAGATCATACTATATGGTATGTCGGAGTTGTAGAAAATAGAGATGATCCATTAATGTTAGGTAGATGTCAAGTTAGAATAATTGGTGTACACCCTGATGATAAAACATTAGTTCCTACCACAGATCTTCCATGGGCTATGCCAATTCTTCCTGTTAATGGATCACCGGCTTTTGCTGGCATGGGGCATTCTCCTGTAGGACCAGTTATTGGTACAACAGTTTTTGGTATATTTGCTGATGGTATAGAGCGCCAGCTTCCATATATGCTAGGAACGATTGCAGGCGGTGTAGGACACCTTGACGCAGGTTCTAGTGCATCACTAGGGGATACGTTATCAGGCTTCGTAGCGGGCTTTATTCCCACAGCTGCATCAACTGGCATGATATCCCGTGGAGCATTCTATGCTAAATTTCTATTACAGAATTTAAATAATGCAGGATTTAAAATAAAAGATTTTCATGCAGCGGCAATAATGGGAAATATTGCTGGCGAATCTGGTGTTCAAGCCGTGGTAGAAGGACATTTTGGGCATCCATCTGGCCCTCCTCCTATCAACAGTCATAATGTCGGATACGGATTTGCACAATGGACCAATAGTAGATTGGTTAATTATCTCAATTATTGTAGCCAACATAATAAGAACCCTCAGAGCGAGGATGCTAATATGAGTTTTCTCATATATGAACTTACAGGATCATTTAAAGGTATGTTAAATGCGTTAGCATCTGGCGGTACGCATAGTGCAGCTGGAAATCCTAACGGACCACATAATGTGGATAATATCATAGGGGCAACGTCCTATGTCCTAGGACAGTTTGAACGTCCTGCCTATAGATGTTTAGCCACTACAACACCTCGTCGCATAAATTATGCACAATTGATATGGGCTGGCATGAAAGGTACTGGCCAGCCAGTTAGTGGAACAGGAACCTATTCATGACAGATTTATCAAACACAATTAATAATATCATAACTTCTACAGAAATGGCAATAGTAGATATAGCATCAACAGATTTTCTTTCTGTTTTCGGTGGAGCAGGGAACTTATCTGTAAATAATCTAACCCAATATATTCAAAGTTTTACTAATACTATCCCCATTTCTACTGTAGAAACATATCCAACGCTTTCTTCCACTACTTCAGATGTAGACACTAATACAATATTATATAATCCAAACGTTAGTGTTAGAAGTGATATAACTGGATCAAATACATCTGCCAATGGAGTTGTTAATCCAACCACTAGATATGTCAATCCAATAGGTAATGAACCTCCTGTAGCGGGGCAGGTTAGCTATTATCCATATAATAAAGCTTATGTGAGTGAGTCAGGCCATCTTAAAGAAATAGACGATACTCCCGGTAATGAACGTTTGTTAGATCAGCATGTATCTGGTACATATCAGGAAATGAAGGCTTCAGGCGACCATGTTATCAAGGTGGTTGGTGACAGTTATACAATTGTTGCGGGCGCAGATCATATTACAGTTCAAGGTTCTATATTAGTTCATGGCGAACAAGAATGTAATATGAGAATAGGTGGTTCCATTAATATTATAACAGATGGAGGATGTAACTTAGTATCAAAGGGGGCACTAAGAGTTAGAGCTTCTAGTTTGGCTTTCGAATCCACATCTGGTGATATTTCATTCCTATCTGCTGCCAATTTAACTATGACAGCCGCTGGATCCACTAATATTAAAAGTCAATCGACAGCTATCCAAAGTGATAATATAACATCTATCAAAGCTGGGCAGAATTTGGTTATAGAAGCTCAAAAGATATCAGAACATTCTATGTCTGATATTGTCGCTCAGGCAAGCGGAGGAATTTATATGCAATCCCAAGGAGATACAGATATTATTTCTGGTGGCAAGACTGTATTAACAGGATCATCTATAGAAGTAGCCGGGATATTAAATGCACAAGGTCAAACTAATATGTTAGCGTCTGGTACTCCTGTTCAAGGACAAGGTTCAGCTAGTGGTAGTAGTCAATCCCCAGATCAATTTGTTCCAGCTCAATTATCTAATGGATCTGGTATAACTGGATCTAACAATCCAGATGACGTTTATATGATGAATGATGATGATACCCAATCTGCAATGACAGCTATTCAAACAGGTCTTAAAAATGGTACTATCCAATCTGCGGATCTTATACCACCTGCGGCTGGTCAATCAGATGCGGCTGGTGCGCCTAATGTCAATTTTAATGCTATTCCAACTTCTATTATTGCGCTGCCTAGTGGAGGTGCTTTAGATAATCTTCAGCTATCGCCTAATTTCACTTTGGGAAGACTTTCTAAACATGCTTTGGCAAGCCCTACATCAGTAGTAGCTCAACATGGGTTAAGTCAATTGCAGATGGTACAAAATCTTCAAATGTTAGCATTGAATTCTCTGGAATTAATTAAGAAAAAGTTTCCAGACATGCAGATTACAAGTGGATTTAGATTAGGAAGTTCTAATTCTCAACATGAACGAGGTATGGCATGTGATATGCAATTTGCATCTGCAAATGCAAATAGAAATCAATACTTTACATATGCTCAATGGATACGAGATAATGTACCATACGATCAATTATTATTAGAGTATAAAAATTCTGGTACTAAATTACCATGGATTCATATATCATATAATGGTGGAGGAAATAGACGCCAAGTATTAACCCTTTTTAACGGGCTAACACATGGGAGTGGGCTGATCGACCTTTCGGGTAGTTCTTCATAACGTCTTGTGCAGCTGCCCATGCAGTCTCAGCTTGCCTAGTATGGATGATAATATTTCCGATAGGATCACCCACAGATCCATGAATATCCTTGGCATAGACAGGATTAGAAATCAAGATAGTAATCGACATAATAAAATACTTCATGGTTGAACTCCTTATCAATTGATTTGGTATAACACCAATAGATTAATTATTGGTTATCTTATGCCAAAGAATTTTTGATGAAGTTATACCCCAAACCGAATTCATATTCGATATAATCATAGCCATAAAATTTAAATTGTTCTTCAAGTCCTTCTGCACAAATGAGGATTCGAATAGCGTCTTCACGACTATTGTTCATTGCATCACGAATAATCAGAATACGATTATTGAAATCAGCTTCCCGATTTTTTTGTTCAATCCGTTCACGTTCAATAGAAGCGTCAGAAATTTCACAAACTTCATCCCAAATTGCTTGCTTACCGTCATCATCAGCACTCTTCCACTGTTGCCAGAAATTAGAAGTAGGACGATATCCGTATGCATCCTTATGGATATCCGAAATAAGATTTTCATCAAAAGTGTGATTGGTCATAATGACTTCCTTTGCGTGAATATCCTCTTCTAATATATTTTAATTATAGTGTCAACATTTATTTTAAATTTTTGACTTCGATATAATCATATAGATAAAATCTAAAATCTTCTGCCAGAAATTAGAAATGATATTTTTATCAAAAGTGTGATTAATTATAATGACTTCCTTTGCGTGAATATCCTCATCCAAAAATATTAAATGAGGATTACCATTGTGCTTACACCATGCCAAAGCGACCTGTGCCTCATCGGATGTAGGTGATGATCTGGATCTAATTCTATCGACCGTTTCCAATAATTCTAATGCACCATCACGCATCCATTTTGGTAGATCTTCATTTGTTGATTTATCCAATAGTCTTTGTCTAAACTCATTATAACGTTGAGTTTGTTTAATTTCTTCGTCTGTCATAAATTTTCCTTAATAAAAAAGGGGAGAGATTTCTCCCTCCCCTTTCCCCGCCTATTCTAAATCAGCCCATGCTCTAATTTAGAATCGTAGAGTTGCCGTAGCAGCTACAGCATTCTTATGGGTAGATCCCAAATCATGATATTGGTATTGGGCACCTACAGATACCGGACCAACAACATTAACCTCGACACCGCCAGTGAAAACAGCTCCCTTAATGGAACGAGCATTAAAATCACGGAAATTATCATATGCCGCACCAGCATAAAGAAGCGCATGGTTATTCAATTCGTAACCAACTCGGCCACCAACGTTGATGTCAGAACGATCAAATACGTTTGACAACCCAGCTTCTACACCTACCGTAACAGGTCCGACAAGCTTTGCATCATATCCAGCTTCTACGCCATAATTGAAACTATGGTTCGCAGGCACATTTGTAACATCCTGATAGCCAGCTGTCGCTGTCACACGAGGTCCAGTAAAGCTATCTGCCATAGCAGGAGTTGCAGCAAATGCAAGGACAGCTGTAGCGATAGCAAACAAAATAGACTTATTCATATATTCATTCCTTTAATAATATTAGTTTAGTTTAGACTTAAGCTCTTCTGCCTTGGCTTTCCATAAGGCTTGGAACTTAGGATTCTTTGCCCTTGCCATCAGGTCATAGAATTTCGAAATAGTTTCTATAGGGTTAAACATTTTTATTTTCTCTGTTGTATTGTTCGACACTGCGCATGCCTGCGGGAGAAATAATTACTTGACCTCTTGCAGAATCTCCATAATCAGCAAAAGTCAACCAATGAAGATTTTCTTTTCCTACAAGATTTACAAAATCGGCCATTACTTTTCGTGTCATTCTAGGCAGATCCCGATATACCCAATCGATTTTATCTGGAAAGCATTCACGAACTAGAGAAGCTTCTAATTCATCAGACAGCTTCTTTAACTCTTGCATTTCTTCCTTTGTGAATGGATTATTACCAGCCATACAATTACACCTTTCGATTCCACAATATACAAAACATTTCTTATTGATTAACTCGGGTCCATACATTCTTTATAAATCCTTGATCTTACGTCATTTGCCGACATACCTTCCGTATCTAAAGAATTTAGAAAATTGGCAATATGATCCAATCCTTCATAGAGATAAGGTTTAGGTGTCTTACTAACATTTGCATCATAGATCTTTTTACGTAGACCAGACGAACTAAAATGATGATCACGAGAACAATAATGAATCTTAATAGGTAAATTAGCCCCTGTAAAAGTATGATTATGTTTGTAATCAGCACCAAGAAATCTAACATCAATTGGATACGTTGTCAAGATAGCATATAGATCATCTTCTGTTTCGTATGGAATAATTGTGGCACCTGATGCAAAAATACAACTACTTAATTGTAACCATCGTTCGAAATATGATTGGATAGGTCTGTTCTTCTCAGGGCGATCTATAGTGGGATCAGTATGCAATCCAATATAGAGGTGGCTACAATTCTCCCTACATTCCTTAAGCATTAGTAAATGCCCAGCATGTAAAAGATCAAATGAAGAAGCTATGAAACCATTTGTCATGAATTTAAAATCGCTTCTACCAAAAAGATAAACCCTACTGTGATCACTATAAGATCCATAGCACATTTAGTGATATAATATGCAATACGAGACACCATAGAAAACCTATGTATTGGATTATTCTTGTCGAATGTACGGGCTATATCACATACTCCAATCCACAACATTAAAAATGTAAGAATGTAATAAAATATCATCACCATTTGGTTAAAACCTCATATAAACTTTTTATCATATACTTAATAAGTGCAACAGGCCACCATACAAGTTCCGAAGTGGTCATAAAATTTCCAGCTCCACCAATTACGAGAAACAATCCAATTATAGGCCATGCTAAAGTCACAAGAAAAATAATCATACTCATATTTTAATTTCCCTTTTATTCACGGTCTATTGTGGTGCATGGCGAGTAGTTTGTTTTGCAAGAAAGAACATAATTCGAGGCATATAATTCGCAGCTTGTTTGAGTAAATTACGTGCCTCACATTCCCATTCCACCGCTTCAGCTAAGATTTCTTTGGTATTGGTAAGCTTGGCGTTGGTTATATCGAGTAATTCTTTAGCGTATTTTAGGGCAGTTATGCGGTGATCTGCATCTTCTCTGAGAGCTATCACGTTACGTTTAAGATGAGCAACCTCATACCGTAGTTCAGTAATCACGGTGGCGGCTCGTCCCTCATATGTTTTATCTGGTGTGGGCCAAGAATATAAATCGGTGCGTCCATCTAGATTGTCAGTTTGGCGTAGTGACTTCGCTTCGGCCATCATCTTACTAATTTCCGAAGAGGCAATAGCAGATAAGTAAAGTTGTTCCACCAGTGCATTCAGTTCATCTTCAGGCATTTGGTTAGTCATGGTTAGTGTCTCGTTCTACATCGTTACTGAGACGACCAAAAATAAAACCAAGAACCATAGCACTAACGGGACCAAAAAATGCATTCCAATTCATTGAATCGCCACACATACCCACGCCAGCAATTGCCATAAAAATTGGTGATATAATCATTGCCACGATAAAATATAATATATTCTTCATATCACTTCCCTTTATTTTGGTTTGTGAGAAAGGCTTTGGCACGTTTTAAATGATCTGATGATCCGGCAATAACACCTGATGTCAAGCATTCGATAATGGATACTGCTAATTCCAAAGTTGCTTCAGTATCAGTTAAACGATCCTCGGCTGCGATTCTGTGGCGGGCGAAGGCTTGGACAGGTACTTCATGATCCCATTGCCCATCGACTATCCCCTCCCCAGCGCCTTCTGTGTGCGGGAATGTCCAGCGCACTAATGCTCCAGCCGCTTCCCTATCCGCTTGCGTCGCCTCAATCATGGCTGGTGTCCTGTTCTGCGAGAAAGTCAGAAACTGGCGGTGGTAAATCGCAGGGATCCACCCAATTTCTTAACAGCTGCACCGCCTCCGCCAGCCGTGCCTTAGTGTCTATCAAATCCTTCAAGTGTGTTGCAGCAGCTTTAGCAGTTGCTTGGTATGCCGTTTTCATATCATTCATTGCAGACAACATACGGAATTTTTCTTCTTTCAATTCAGCGAGTTCTTTATCTAGAATATCTAGTTCTTTAACTAGAGCATCCCGCTCATCCCGCATTTCACACCAAGTCTTGTCATCATCATGTATCATCATAAAACCTTTCACTTAATTTATGTCTCTAAACGCATAAAATAAGTTTATGCTATAAAGGACATATTATGGATTCATCCATTTTTCTTTAAGTGCCATCGCATCCCACCACGCATTATGGCGAACAGCATTTTCAAGTTTACTTGGATATGAGTCCACCCTTACCATACGAAAGGTGAGGTTGTCAAGCCCTACCATCATACCCGGTCCAGTAATTAAACATTCATTAAAATATTTAATATCATCTGGCCAATCTGCAATTATAACCGGATCACGATCATTTCCGATAAGGGTTTTAATCTTTCTACCAATATCGGCTGTATTATCACATTTATATGCCATACCGGGAAGAGGACTTGGAATATCCCATAGAATGGGAAGAACATTATCCTTTACCCATTGTTCACATTTCTTTTTCGATACAGGAGCTACACAATAAATGCTTTCACCATCCTGCCTGACCAATGCAAGAGAGATTAATTCTCCGCCGAATCCATTAAATTCACAATCTAAAAAATAAATCATACCAATTCTTCTCTATAAAAAGTATGACCATATCCATCTACAGTTATACCATATAATTTTTCATACCAATCTGGGATATACCGTTTAGGAGCTTTAGCAAAGAAGTCTTTAAATGCATCCAACCATACTTTCCGATCTTTCAAATCAGCACTATACGATAGGGTAAACAAAGATTGATTTGGTATCAATTCCATATCATCTGTTAAAACAGTAAATCTTGTAGGCATGCTCATAATATAAACCTTTTATCTTGGTGCTCTTCGCTCTATAACATGATGAATAAATTTCTCAGGAGAAAAATATTTCTCAAATATGGCCAATACTAACATAGGATCATATGGTTTGCAAGAAAAAATATCAACATAGGCAGAATTGCCGTCAGACGGGCAAAAATGTGCCGATATATTAGAGTCTTGTAAAAGCTGATAAATGGAGAATCCAACCTTATTAGGATCGTTGGTTTCACACCATACGATTTGAAGATCCCCAATTTTAATCATTTCGATACGTTCAAGAAGTTCATCTATAAACTTTTGAAATGTTATCTTACAATTAATAGCATCTGAATTACAATTAGATGCATCGATGGCAGTCAACCATCCCCAAGGTTCTTCCATTTTGTTCTCCGTTTAAAAAGTAAAGAATCTATTTATCAAACGGAGAACAAAACGATTACCAATCTAGGTCATCTTCCTCCATAAGTGCTTCTATATTTCTAGTGTGTAGAGCATTCCGTATCTTTTTTTCTTTTCGATGGGAATTACGATCAAAGATATCTCGCCTAAAATCTCGAACATCATCATATTCATGACTTTTACGCATATCATCTTGGCTCTTAGACATTGAAATTAAAACCTCTTCTCAATAAACACAGATTCTTTACTCCTATTTTACTCTGGTGTCAAGGGTATATTCATTCCCTATTACCCAACCTTCTCCGATTGGTGTGAATTCTTCACATGTTTCGCTAGTGGGCCGGGTAAAAAATTCCCGTCCTCTGCGGATGATATGCAACCAAAAGGGCATGGCTTTGCTTTGCTTCTGTCCTTTTTTTCGTCCTTTCCCGATACCACAATCTGTGAAGATTGAAGATCTAAAACATCATCTGTTTTTGTAACATTATGCTGATTCAAATCTGGCAATAATCCGGGAAATGTGTTATGAACCAAATCATATGTGATATTCTTATAAGGACATCTTTTCTCTTTCATAGCAAGAACAAGTTCTGCATCGTCTGGATCAAGAGCCTCTAGTAGCTGTACAAACATAGTTTGACGTTTAAGATCTGGAATATTGTCAGCCTGTCCTTTGATGAATAGATAAAGGGTTCTAGACTCCCTGTAAAGACTTCCTTCACTATCAGCAGCCTTTGGCATCTTTTTAAAGTTAGGTGCGCCTTCAGGAAGGTTAAATACTACGTCAGGGTGAAACATATACATCAAAATTTGTACGAGTGGTTTAATGCTTGCACATGTACCCAATGCATCTTGGCGTTGTTTAGGATCTTTAATTCCAGAAATAATCTTGAGAATTTCAGAAATCCCCTGTCTACGCTGTTCAGTCATATTATCATTCGCCTTTTATAATTGTCTTAAATTGTGAAACACTATCAAGAAACATCAATTGTTTCTTATGTGGAAGATCATAGAAGTTCTTCTTATTATATAGGAGGCGATAAAATTGAGATGCTTGGGATATTTCTTCACTTGTATACATATCGAGATTCTACCTATTCATAAATTTTGTTCAAATCAATGCGTTGTTACGAACATCATCAAACAGCTGGTCACGCAATAGTTCACCATCTGAATACACATCTTGCAAAACATCATCTTCTGCATACATCTCATATTTAACGGGATGGCTCTCCGTGGTATAAGTAAAAAACTTACTATCCCAATATGGGGTATGCTTAAGAATCATTCGACCCTTCTTAGACCTTTTACCAGAATCAGTAAGAGGATCCTTATACACGTCAATCCATTCACCGTTGATAAATGCCGCCGAACACTTCATTGCAAACTTTTGATCGTCACGATTAACAATCTGTAGAAGAGCGCCGCCTTGGCCGAATGCCACATTATCAGCACTATAACCAATAGCAATAATAGCATTCAGAATTTCTTTGATAGTGTCAATAGTAATACCATCGCCTTGAATTACACGAACATTGTTGAGAACCTTATATCCTTTATCATTAATAGCATGCCCAAAATGATAATCAAGGATTCGGATGCAGCTTTCTACCACTGTTGCTGGATCGCCACTATCTGGGCGGATAACGGTAAACCCACCAAGTTCTCCGTTCAAGATAATCTTCTGTTTAATTTCAGGATCAGTTCCTAGGAGTTCGCAAAACTCAAAAATATTATAAGTATCTCCTACTATTGCAAAAGTCTTACCACCGGTGCCAAAATTGTCAATCATCGTGTTAATGTAGGTTCGTTCACTCATTTTATATTTCCTTTCCAATCAACTAGTTTAAAAGAGCATCCATTAAACTTAGCGTTTCTTTTTGAATAACTATTATATGTGCCTTCTTTGATGGCTATGTTCCATACCCCTTCAGTGCATCTATGTTCTCTCAAAAATGAACCTTTATTACCACAAAAGGTAAACAAAAGATTGTCTACCGGGGAATAGCATTCTATTTTCTTGTCAGTAGCCTTCATGTGAATACTAGGATCATACTCATCGCAGTTGATATTCACAAACTTATTCAGTTCTTTAATAAAGACTGTGACCATCCCCTTTGTTGTTCCATGATCAGGTTTCCTATTTTCTTTGGACGCCAGTGTTGAGTATCTATCCTTATTATGGTAATATTCTTCGGTTGTTACATGACATATTTTATCAGTGAAGGAGTCTTTTACAGTAACCTTACCTGCATGAATGCCATTAAGTTCATGATTGTCTTCTGTAGTTGCATATCTTCGCATTCCAGCATCATCTATTACTTTCCCTCCAAACACCTTAACATGAACACTAGGATCAAACATGCTAACTGGCATGGAACTTGTTTCTCCTGTTTCAATAACTCGTACACTAACTTTGCCAGACGATGCGGTGCGATATAGATGTTTATTGTTTCGGTATTCCTCTACGGAAACTCTACAAACACCACCAGATGATATTTTTATAACCCGAACACTGTTGCTAGTAGGATAAGCATGAATAGTAGAATCAAACTCATCTTTTGGAATCCTGAAATAAGTTGAATCTTCTAGCAATCTAACAACAACCGTATTTTTAGTATTCCACCCTCTGCCTCCGGATATTATATTATAAGTATCTACCCTTTTCACGAAATCTTCATTTACAAGTTCCGCTTCTTTGTTATTCATCTCATCAAACGAATCATACATGTATAATATGCGTCTGCTAAACGCATGAACACCGTATTTTAACAAGGCATTAGTAAAACGAGTCCCGGAACCAAGATATCCATCATCAATGTTGGTAGTAGAATGCTGTCCAACATATATCATACCATTGATAGTATTTGTAGTTTCGTATATAATATAAAACATTTTTAAGTATGCTCCATTGCAGTAACACACTTATTTAGTCCTTTTGGTGACTTGCACTTATAGAATGTTCGCTAGCAGGAATACTAAAACCAGCCATATCAGCACCATAATACCGACGAGCATACAAAAGAGCTTCGATAGTGTCAGTACCCATGAAGTTGATAAGATGGGCAGATCCGCCAATTCCAGCAGATTCCAAACTAGATACGCCACGAGCGCCGAAATCGTGCAATTTAAAATTAATATCAGCGGGTGTGCCAGTATGTTCAAGAGCATCCAAAATCACCTTCTTAATTTCACGACTATTGGTTGCTACTGTTGTAGGATACCAAATCGAACGAAGAATAGCAGTTTCAAGAAAACTTGTCAACCAATAACATTTTGGATCTGTGTTGATGATAGTCGCCAACACATTACGAACAGGAATAACCATTCCCTCTGGAACTGCCTTAATATGAACAGGAAGGCAACCATTATGAGCATGAAGAATATATTCCCATCCTTCACGGTTAAATGGTTCACCATGGGCAGTAATAATGGCCTCAGCTTCATCAATCATGTCTTGGGTAATAGGTGCAAGCAAGTATTCCTTGATAAATGCTTGGAGGCCAAAAAATACGGTTTCATCATACTTTCCACCCCTACTCTCGATATAACTGTAGATATATTCGGTGTTAGGAGGATATTGATTGAACTGGCTGTACTTATACGAATCTGCGTTAAGAATAATATTTTTCATAGTAGCAAAACTCCTTTGCTTGTTAATGATCTTGGTCTGTCCTAGATCAGTCGTTATTTAGGCGAAAACTTAAAAACCGCATCATAATTTTCATTCCATCCGGGAGAATCATATACTACAGTCCAACCCTGTTGTCTATAAATTTCTTCAATATCAAGATAATTATTTTCGAATATTTCTACTCGTGTCATCCCAGATTTAATGAGCTTTTCTATAATTGTATTTTGAGAAATTGTAAATGGTCTATTATTAAATTCCTTAACAATTAACTCATTAACAGTTTCGATAACAATTTGAGGAATATAATGGACTTTACTAGATAAAGCTTCTTTTGGTGAAATAGGAAGTATATGTCTAGATGTTACCATTATTCAAACTCCACTAAAGTTACCGAGCCTCCTTGCTCTGTTATCACCTTAGCAAAATCTTCTAGCATAGTCAAGATACGATTTTTATCTCCACCAGCAAGACCCATTCCGATATAAGGAAATCCAAATCTAGCTTTACTAAGTGTAGTAAGCTTCTTTAGAATAAGATAGAAGCTCTCATACTCGAAATGATCAATGCCACGAGGCGTATAGTGGACCTGAGTGTATGCATTGATCACGATGAAATTAAAAGTTGTATACGAGCTAAAGTTGCCAAGCTTAGCGACAGGATTCTTCCACTGTTGAGATGCCAAACAATCAGCATCATATGCACCCGGATATCTTGCACGAATTTCCTTGGCAATGCCCCCTGCCATTGTGTTTTGACAGTTGCAACCATGTACGATAACATCAAACTCACCTTGTTCGGCAAGATCAATAAGGTTTCCTTTGGTATGTTTAAGCATTGTTCTGACTTTCAATTTTTCGAATTTTCGGCTTCATATTTTCATAAATTATATGACGACAAGCGGCTAATGAAAATGGGTTGTAAGGAACAAAACATCCTCCTGAACCATCATCATTCAGCGACCATCTAGAACAAAATTCTATACAATCACATTCAACACGATCTGTTGTTTTATCATTTATCATAAAATTTATCCCAAATTGCGTTTCGGAATCGAATATGGTGGTAAATTATATTCGATTCCGAACCTCATCATCCCATTTGCAAAAGGTTTTGTATTTCTTAGTAGACTGTTCTACAATTGCGATCGATTGAGAAAAATTGAAATTATTGGCGACAAAGTAATTCAAAGCAGCGTATACGTCACCGATTTCTTCGATAAACTTTTCATTAAGATCGCCAGACCAATGATCAGTCTTGCCTTCAGATCCAATCAGCTTTCCGCAAACTTGTTGCAGTTCACCCAATTCTTCGATCAGCTTGGACAACCCGTTCCATTCGCTTGATCCTATACAATATGGTTTAGTCATGGCCAATCCTGCGCTTTCTTACGTTCAAATTCACGTAGCATTTTAGCATTTTTTTGTTTTAAACGAATGCTTCTTTCATATTCTTTATCCATATTAATAAAAAATTTCTTTTCCTCACATGTTAGATCTATGTTGAATAGAGTATCTCTATCTGCTAAAATTGCGCCTCTCGTCAATGTTACAGTTTTCCAGAAGAATCCATAAACACAAACACGCCAATTATCGTTTATATTACGAATTCTATCTTTATTGACATAATAGCTCGTTTCATGCCAATTATCCCATAAGATATCATATCCCTCATTTTTAATTTGGTTTATAACAAATTGTGCAAATCTCATTTTTCTATCCTTTATTCACATATCTAATTCAAGCTAAACCAAAGATATCTGTTGGTATACTCGTTATAGATATCAATGCCTTCCTTTAACTTATATAATGTAAGTCTTTTATCTGGAAGCTTACGAGTTATAATAGCTTTAAGTTTAAAATAATCTAAATCTGACATTACTCGACCTTATCTAATATATCAAGAATTTCTTTTTCAGTTGCCTCATCATCATTATAATCTTCGTTAATAAACTTAACTGGATCACCTATCTTAAATTTATTAATTTGTTCTTGTAGAAAAGTATATATATCAATGGTGATAAAATATCACTAGAACCATAATAATTACTTTTCTGTAATATCTTTTTACGTAAATCACATGTAGTATAAGCTTCTATTTTATCTCTTACATTTCTAGTCTCATTATAAAATTCTACCATCAATTTTTCAGTATTAGAATCTATTAATACTTTGAATAACTTATCTTGGAACTTAATATACATAATTAATCACCTTAATAATTTACTTCATAAATACATTAACTAATCTTTAATTTATAACGATCAGTTAGACTTTTCAGTTAAACTGCAAACTGAATCAATATTGTCTGTTTCAATAAGCTGCCATCCATTATATGCATTCCAAATAGCAAATCTTCCATCAAACTGTCCTCCATGTAATTTTTGTATTTTCGTATCTCCACAAATTTTAACTATTGTGGAAGATACAGGTAACTTATATTGTTCTTCCACAGTTTCATTTTCATTTCCAGCTAGATTACGATATGGGGGATTGCCGATGTAATACCCAGAAGAGGCGTCATCATCACAACCAGAAAGAGTTAAACATATTAATATCATAATAAAGTATTTCATAACTAATTCCTTAATAATTTACTACTGCTTGTCCAATTTTTAAATTTATTCATGGCAATGTTTCCGGGTAATAATGTGTTTCAACCACATTTTTGCATCTATCACATAAGCCAGTTTCATTGTCAACAATTTTATATCGTTTCCAACACCTAGGGCATTTTAGATCTAAATTTATAAAATGTAATGCGCCGAGTTTAACTTCGCCACAATTAGCAATATTACAATCGGAAGGAAAGATTCCTGATGGTATACAGACGATATCTTCAATACTAGCTCCTCTGCCTACAATATCAGACAGTTCGCCAGATTGATTATCCATATCGAGCATAATAGCTACATCAAACATATTGGTATAAAATATCCATCCAATATCTTCAGCCTTTGTAATTTTATTTTGCTTTCTGATATTCATGTCTAATTTGCTCGCTGCGTTATCAATTAAATCTCGCAATATTTTCTTCACATCAAATTCATGAAATTCAATATCTTGATGTTTGTCCATCAAATTAGTATCAGTGTCAAAAAGTAGACGCATATATCATACTCCTAGGAAGAAATTGATAATATGAAAATGATCATCAAAAAGCATATCTTCACGAAGTTCCCCGATAGGGATCCACTTTGCTTTTTCAGCATCATCCGCACCTTTGACCTTAGGCAATTTTACATCATCTGTCAACTTGAAATGGGCAGCATGAGTGATAACCCTACCCAAAGTAGATCGATGCACATCATCGAACACATGTTCGCCTACTTGACAACCACGGATAACCTTTTCAGGAACCTTAATAAGAGTTTCTTCCTTAAGTTCACGAAGGATACCATCGGATATACGTTCATCCATCTCTAAATGGCCTCCCGGAAGTGCCCACAGCCCCTTTCCCGGCTCACTGCGGCGCTTTACCAACAGAATATGCCCAGATTGCTCTACAACAGCATCTACAGTAACATGTTTAACTGGATATGGTGCAGCTGCCCATGATTTCTTATATGCCTTTACGTGGACCAATTCCGACTTCAATTGGTCATACTCTGAGGTATGAATAAATCGGTCAAAGAGAAATTGTGCGCTCTCCTTAGGAAGAAGAGAATCTTGGACTTCCCATTTATGTAACCGTCCTTCAAGAAATCCTTCACGAATATTAGTTGCATGAATATCTCCATGAACATCCACATTCACGGATTCCCATTGGGGGAACAATTTAAGATAATATGAAGAATGATCTTTAGAGGCTCCAATCAAGCCTACTTTGGCATCAGCAGTTCCATGAAGATGAAATCCACCCTCATTAATGATATCAAGAGTTACATTATTAGCAATATCTTGAATTTGCTTAACCCACGCACTATCATTGTAAAGCTTATCATATAGAGGCTTAATAATAAGGCGACTGTTAGCAGTTTCTGTGGAATATCCAAATGGAATCCCTACATGATCTGAGAATACCTCAGAAATAACATTTTCTCGCTCTTGAAATGTAAAGGGGGTACGAATTGTACGTGCTTTACCAGCAGATCCAACCAAAACCAAGACATTTCTTGATTTCTCTAAAGCGGTTTGGATAACCTTGACATGGCCAAGGTGAAGAGGACTAAATCGCCCAATAAAAACCAATAGGTCAAATTCTTTATTCATAGCTCAAAACTCCTTTGAGTAATTATGCAAAGAGTCTATCTCTAAGCATCGGTATTTATATTAGCAAGAATGCTCTCTTAATACGATTCCAACCTTTGTCTGAATATATTGACAATCATATTTATTATCTTGAATTATATTCATATCGTCAGTAGTTTTATCTCCATCTGTCCGATATCCAATTACCAATCCATCATTTGATGGTGGTGTTGAAGTAGATGTATCGACAGGAACATCAGTTTCGCTGGTAGTAGGTATTCCTGTATCGACTTGAGATGTATTAATTTTATTATGTTTACCAGATTGCCCACCTTGGGCTTCGCATCCTGATAGCAAACATATCGCAATAATGCAAGATAAAAGTTTCATATTATAATCCTAAAAAATGGAGGGGATTTCTCCCCTCCAAATTCAATTAGTTGCTAGGAAGCTGGATCATATTGGATGCATTGCCTGCAACATAAGTTGGCAAATGACCATCCCACTTTTCCAGATACTTTTGCTTCAGAATGTTGGGATTCGCTTCTAGAGCTTGTGCCTCGATCTGGGTAGCCTTAGCATCACCTGTAGCCTTAGCTACTCGTGCTTCTGCATCAGCCTTGGCAGTTGCGACATTAGCTTCAGCTGCCAGAGCTTGCTGTTGGTTAGTGATCTTTTGATTGATCTGTGCCATAACAGCCTGAGGAACACGAGGACCGCCAGCCCAATAAAGCTGCTCTACAACCAAACCACGGTCGTTGAAAAACTTCTGAACATCAACCTGAGTTCGTGCCAAAAGCTCTCCCTTCTTAGCACCATAGATATCTTCAATGCTCATTGCAGAGGCTTGATTAATCAAAGCTCCACGAATTTCATTGCGAAGTGGTCCAGCAATGATATCGTCCATATCCATACGATAGTTTGTATACAACTTAGGAGCCTTAGATGGATCCACATGGTATGCTACACCAATATCTGCTGTAGCACTCATACCGTTACTATCGTTGAACTGAAATTCCTCGTTAACATTATTCCCTTCATTGGAAGAAGCTGTCCAAACATAAGTATGAGTCGATACAGGATACTCATAAATCGAAGTGCCTAGTCCGGTAAAATAAGTACCAATTCCCTTAGGATCTGGATCTACACCGGCATTAGAACCCCATGAGGTAACTTGGATACCCACGTTACCCGGAGCAACCCTCGAACACGCACCAAGACTGACAGCGCAAACGCTAAGCAAAATAATATCACGAATCTTCATTATTAACATCTTCCTTTTGATTGACAACTGGCATTATTGCCGCTGCTCGTTTAAATACGATGGAAATAACCCATACAATAATCGATACCATCAATACGATTAGTGCAATTCCGACATCATCATGAGCATTAAACAAAAACTGAATAGTCTTTGGTATCAAGATGAATACACCAAATATAATAAATGGCCATTTAGCCACATTTAAAAAAGATTTCAAGACTTTTTCCCCTTAGATTTTGCAATAAGAAATCCAATAGTTGGAAATATTGCAATAAACCACACTATGGATAATGCCACACTGGATAACAAATATCCAAAAACCTTTTCTCCATCGATTTCTGTAGTCCTACTACGACTAAAGGTATCGAACACTTGAAAATCTTTACCATATGCCAAATAACCTCGAATAATGAGAGTTACTATTGCTCCCAATATATAAAGTTCACACATTCTTTTTTTCCTTTAAGAGTTTAGCAATTTTCTTTCCCATTGTAAATACAATTATAGCTGGAATGACCATAATAATTATAGGCCATGCCAAAGAGCTTATAATGAGAAGTAAAGTGCATTTAAGAAGCATATCCTCGTCAAGTTCCCCATTTTTATAATAAAAAGGTGTGGGATCAGATTGGTACGCAAACCCTATTATTCCAATAATCAAAAAGAATATAAGTAATGCACATACGAAATATATAAACATATTGGTTTTCCTATGAGGGAAGAAGGGGGGGTGGTAAATCCACCCCCTAGTTAAATTAGGCAGCTTCTGCCATTTCCATAGCAATGTTTGCAGCTTGGATCTTACGATTCTGGTTTGCACCAAACCAAGCGGATTGAAGACGGCTTTCAGTCGAACGACCAAGGATGTGATCAGTGGCATAAGTCACTGCATTAAATGCCTGCCACCATGTGCCACGACCAAATTCTGCACCGGGCTGACTCTCTAGTGCTTCGTATACGGTACGAGCTGGACGGCTGGCCAGTTCACCCTCTTCAGCCTTAGCATTGCTGACAGCTGGGAAAATACGGTTAAAGTATTCAACAATGGTTTCATTGGTGAAACGCTTGCTAGACAGATATTCAGCCATTTCCTTATACTTAGCAAGCTTCTCCTTCGAAATACCGAGGGCTTCCTTTGCAAGATCAGCATTAAACTGGCTACGATGACCAGCTGAGAACCGAGAAGTAAACGAGGAACCCATTGCCATTGCAAGAGTATTAGCACAGACTACCCGGATAGGAGTAAAACGGATTTCAATCGACTTACCATACTGATGCGGGTTAGAAAAAAGAAGAAATCCTTCAACTCGATCATGACCAAGAATTTCAAACGATTCATTGATCTTGGCAAGTGCCCATACATTACGACCATCGTTCAAGGAACCTGCGGTATTCATTTCCATATCACCAGCAGCGACAAAATCATTAAAGAAATTAAACGCTTCGCTGTTTTGAACAGGATTCCAATCCTTACCAACAACATCCAAAATACGATTATCAGAAGTGCGAACCAACGCCGACTTTGCGTTAACTCGAATGGTTTCACCATTTACATGGGTGAAAAGAGGAGTCTTCGCAACTTCCCAATCCAAGCCAGCAGCCTGCATAATCTGTTCAGGAGTCAAATCAGCCGGAACCTTAGTACCCAGACCGTGCCAAGGCAATTCACCAGCCCAAGCCATCTGTGCTTCACCATTTACCATTTCAAGTGCATGTGCCATAATATATTTTCCTTTTAACCAGAGCAGTCCATCCGCTCTTGATGTGACTCTTATACCCCCAACAGATATAAGAGTCAACATCTTTTTTCAAAAAAGTGCAATTATTTTATCAACCCTGTCGAGAACCCGGATTTGTGTACTTCTCCTTACGAGGAGATGCATTAAATTCATTTTGACGGGATGTTAGCTTGGTAAGAACTCGCCGCATAGTACGGCCACCGGGGAACTTCTTCCCAGACCGTGTACGAGCGGGTTTAGTGTTGTTTACTCCAACCCTGCGACCGTTTACCAAAATATGGATAGACTGATCTTTCGTATCACTAGGAACGCCTAGAAGATCTTGACGAGTCTTTGAAGTCATACAAGCAATTTGAATAGAAGATAGATTATTCATAATATAATTTCCTTTATTAATCTACGGTTTCTTCGACGCAGCAAAAATTTTCAAATTCTCGCCATGATCCTGTAAATATTACATCAGTAGGATCCTTGATCACCACCTTATCTGGATAAATGTGATACTCAAATTCCTGCCATTTATCTTGATTCAATTCAGGAGAACACAAATAAATTCCTCCCGCACTATCACCTTTCAATCGGCCAACAATTTGAGCAGCCATACATCCCATTCCATTAAATTGGGTAGCTGCATCATTGTAGCCATTTACCATAGTCTTAGAATTCATAAAAGATGCGATATCCTTACCATGTCCTGTAGGATAACCATCAAATTGACGATAAAATGCCACAAACGGGGTTTTTCCATCAGTTTCATAAAAGTATGTTAGTGACCGAGTTCCCATAATATAATTCCTTCAAAATTTAATTAATAGTAACGTTCTTCATTTCTCGAAGAGCTTGATCCACACCAGAATTTATACGGTGTTGAATTAGGTCAATATATGCTGGAACTAATGTTTTAGCTCCACCTTGAATGGCCAAAGTATATACAACTCCTTCTATCTTCCATGTTAACGCTGAAGATATAATACCAAATTTTTCTGTGGTTGTCAAGTCATCATGAGATTTAAAATAGGAATCAGTTGTCTTTGTAAGCTCGGCTACCAATTCTATAATATAATTATGAAGATCATCTAGTCGTTCGGTTTTTATTTTATTCATAATATAATTTCCTTAAATGTGACAATCGACCACAGTAAACCACTGGTCTGATGGTGTTTTATTAATAAGGTCTGCGTACCAATTGTACCACTCGGTTTTACTTATTTCGTTAGAAACGCTGCCAAACCAACCCATTTCTCCCCGTTCGAACCAAGTTCCATCCTTTACAACAGCAAAAGTTGTAAAGGCTGCTGCCCTAGCATTACTAGCGTATTCATCTTCAGTTACTGAATATGATTCATAATTTCTATCCCACCTGAATTCTTCAGATGCATTAAGATCCATAATCACTGGAGAAGATGAGAAGATTTGTCTAGCCTTATCATGATTATAATCATTTTCCAACAAAATATAATTATAAGTTGGAAGCACTCGGCCATCACGAATTGTGTGAAATTTTTTCCATTTAATTCTAGCAGACGCTTCAGCATCATCACGAATCTTTACAATATTGATGGCACCTTTAGTTGATTTGTCCATGGCAATATGTCCACCCCATCGACCACCGACAACCCACCAATCCCATTTTTTATTAGGATTGGTTCGATGAATAACTCGATTAATGTGACCGTTTGATTTACGGGTGAATCGATAATACTTACCATTTTCATTTATATCATCTCCATAATAATACGAAAGAAATTCAACAAATGTCATTTTGGTATTATCAGGAGATGAATTATGAGCTTTAAATTCTGCCCTAGCCTCAGCCGTAATGTCGATATCTTTGACATATTGATCATCTAACCCTGTACATTCAAATTCATGCCAAGGCGCAAGAATGGTTTCCAGCTCCATTTGGGTAGGCTTAGTGGGTGTGATTACCAGTAGACTAAAATGTGACATAATATAATCCTCAATTTGATGTGAAAATATATAACCTAATTAGCGATAGATGTCAAATCCTATTTTCACCTTCTTTAATCGCTCTTTCAATCATTACCCTCAACATAGTTGTTAGATTTGGATCGATCACATTGATAACACTTGCATACCAACCAACAATATCGCTAAGTGCATCTGCAATAATAAATGACGATTCAGGAGTAAGATTTTTGGCGTTAGCTCCACCAAGAAACACCAGAATTTCTTCATGAATAATTTTACGTAGGCTATCAGACTTTTTCATCAATTGTTCAATATCTACCATGATTAATCGTTCCATTCTATAATAAGTTTACGGCCATTTTTACGCAAAATCCCAACATAATTACCGATATTATTATCAATAATTGCCTCTTCATCAGGATCTATTTCAAAAATACTAAGACCTTCTTTCTCACAGGCATAGGTCCAACTTCCAAGTACACCATATTTAACATGAGATGTAGCATCTGTCGCCCGTTCAGCATGGCTATGCATAATTGCTATTCTACGCTGATAGTCGGTATTATACCATCCAGAACATTTATAAGCATAGTCAAATCGTACAATTTCAATGCCTTCTTCTGTGACCTTAACATCTTTCCGACGAGTGTAGCAATAAACGCCCATAAAGATCTCCTTTGTGTTGAAGCCTTTATAGACGTTTATAAAACTAAGTCAAGCCTAAATTTAAAAATCTTTTATGTTAGATACCAAGTCGATAGTCTGTTCAGCGGATGTATGAGTTATTCCTCTGCCACCAGCTGTGATAAATGCGTCAACATTTTTCCATTGATCATCTATCAATAATATATCATGCGCTGCATACAGAGCTTTTACCTCTTTTTTAGGTACGATAACTGGAATCCAAGATGGAAATCCATTGGATATCAACCATCTAATTTTCTGTTTAGCAACATCAATGAATAAATCCTGTTGAATGCCACCAGCGGATGAAAGATAAAAAACTTTAAGATTTATCGATTGAAGATATCTAATAAGATCGAATGCATCTGGTAAAACAGGAAGGGTTTCAAATCCACCATCTTTAACAAATTTTGGAAATTTCCACTGCCACTCTTCTTTTGTGCTACTAGAAAAATCATATCCAGAATTAAAATCTGCCAATACGCCATCTATATCTAAAGCAATTGTTGTAATCATTAGTATTTTATCTCCTCTGGATTTTTATCGCTCTGAGTTCTACGGATAGTCTGAGCGATAAAATGCATCAATGCTTGGCTTGCATCTTCAACAATCCCATAATTATTAGATTCGATATGTAAATAAACATCTGAGTAGTCTAATGCTGCTCCTCCATCGAATCCTACAATTGCAATTGTTTTCATACATTTAGCTTTAGCTGTTTGTAATGCTTTGCAAATATTTGGACTATTTCCAGATGAACTAATAGCAATTAAAACATCATTGCGCCTTCCTTGCCATTCTATTTGTTTTGAAAAAACTTCATCATAACCAATATCATTGGCGATGGCAGTCATAACAGAAACATTTGATGCTAAAGAAATAATTTTTGGATATAATTCTGTATCTGTTGCTACCCCTTTCATACAATCACATGATAAATGTTCAGATATTGCTGCTGACCCGCCATTGCCACATGTGAATATGGTTTTAGAAGATCCCATAGCTTGTATCATAATATCAACTATTTGATCTAAATCAAATTCATCAATATTATGAATTGCTACTGCTAGGTCATCAGCATAAGTATGCAAATCTAGATAAGGTTTAGTCACGATATACCACCTTTGCACCTTCTGGTGCCATTTTAACTGTTAACACTGTGTCTTTAAACTTACATTGTGTTAATTTGTTGCGATCTTTTTCTGTTTGCATCATGGCTAATATATACCCACCTCCGCCAGCACCAAGAACCTTACATCCGATACTGCCTAAGGAATAACAAGTTTCAATAATATCATCTATGATATTGTTTGATATTTCGGATGATGTTTTTTTCTTAAGGTTCCACGAATGAGATAAATTTGTGCCATACTGAATTATATCTACTTTAGAATTTCCAATTAAATGCGCTATATCTTTTATTTTATCTAAGTGGTTCGATTTATCAAACACCACAGTATCTAAAATTGAGGTGGCTTTTCTTTGTATTCCAGTTGAAATAAGAACACAATTATCCAATATATTATTATCATCAATTTTAGAAATTTTACATCCAGATTCTGAATATTCGATATAATTCATCCCACCAAATGCTGAAGCATACTGATCTTGTTTGCCAATTCTCCATCCGCATTTTTCAATTTCTATCTTAGAGGCAAGCTCTGCTATTGAATATGCATTATATCCAGAAAAAGAATATAAATCTACTACAGCAGAAATAAGGGCACATGTGAAGGCAGAAGATCCACCTAGCCCACTTCCTATCGTAGGAATATCCGCCCATGTATTAATTTCGATACCTGTTTTTATTCCAAAATATTTGAGAACTTCTCTGACAATATCATGTTCAATATCATTGATATCATAGACAAGTTCTTGTTTCATATATGAAATTTTAACATGACGATGCGGAGTTTTACTAACAGCCACATAAACAAATTTATCAACAGCGATGGAGATTGTAGCGCCACCGCCATTATTAATATAATACTCTGGAACATCTGTACCACCTCCAAAAAAGCTAACCCGTAACGGAGCTTTAGCTAAAATCATAAAATTTCCTCAATAACAACCCCAACCTCTACATTTAGTACATTTTACCCCGCCGCCGGGGGCATTAACTATATCCCCGTCACAATCTGGGGTAGCATCCCATAGCTCATCGTGATATTCTTTGCGCTTGGCTTCTTTACGTCCATCCTCTGTCATTATCCGGTCCTATACATGAACTTTGGAGACGCTACAGAAATGTCTTTCCCTATGTTTTCGGCTACCAATGATTGGCATAAGGCATTCCACTGAGAAGACACTCTATCCCAATTAAATCTAAAATCTGCATATGTTTTTACAAAATTAAGATATGGCATCATATTATCATTTTGTAGACGATTAATAGTATCATCCAAGAGATTATAGAACAATCCAGCATGTTTGTTTTGATCATTATCCCATTGATATTGTAATGTCAACCCACCACTTGTATCAGTTAATCCTGCAAAATTAGGATGAACGCATACACAACCAGATGACATTGCCTCAATCAAGGATCTACTATTACATTCCATCCAAATGGAAGGATATGCAAAAATATGTGCATTTGCTACATGCTGTCTTACAGTTTCGTTACTAGCAAATCCGTGGTAGTTAATTTGGGGATGATTTCGACAACGTTCAAATAATTCTTCGAATTGTGCATCAGCTTCTGACCATCCATAAATTGCATAGCTAGAAAATACATCTAAAATTATATTAGGATGTTTCTTCGCCAGTTCTTCAAATACTGGCACCAAGATGTTCAATCCTCTCTGAGGAGTGGAGGTATAGATTAAACGTATTTCTTTTTTTGGATCTGGTTTATTAATTGCTGGAAATGGATCAATTGCGGTATCGATTACACAGAATTGCTGAGTTTGGGGGACACCTAACAACATCTGATATGCGTTCATTTGCCAATTACCACAATATACTATCTTATGAAACCTATTTCTGCTATTAGGATCCTGTAGATGTTTAGTTTCACTATCCATTGGTAGATCATGAACCCAATAAATTCTAAGCCTATCATCATGTAATTCTCGTACACGAGAAGGAATAATCTGAAATTTATCATGAAATTCCGGGTTTAATCTTGAAATAAGACCTTCTACCATTTGTTCAGTTCCGCCATGAGAATTCTTATTTAATTCATTACGGGACCAAAGTTTTGGATCAATGCTCATAATTTAATTCCTCGATATGTCTATAATGCGATTTAATAATATCGCTTAAATTGTGTTTGGGTCTATAATTCAATTGTGTGATGGTTTTAAACGTATCTGCTAAAAGATACGCAGGATCCCCAGAACGTTCTTCGCTTATCGAATAAGTTAAAGGAAAATGCTGCTGAAACATTTTTACAAGCTCTTTATTAGAGCTATGGCATGCATTACCATTTCCAACGTTAAATGTGTCGAAATATCCATATTCAGTGAGGATGATATGGTTGGCGGCAGCTATAAGAGTTCGACACACATCTTCTACATGTATGTAATCTCTAACACAGGTTCTGTCATATGTATTATAATCAGATCCAAATATCTTGAATTCAGACTTATTTATAGAGGCCATAGACATTTTTGTCAATATATGAGGTTGATCAACATCCTGTCCTAATTCCCCATATGAGCCTGCTACATTGAAAAACCTCATAGCCATAGCTCTGGCACCATATGCGGCACATACAGCCTCTAAGAGCTTCTCTCCGAACCATTTGGTCCATCCATAGGGGTTGATGGGATTTCCTGCTAAATCTTCTCTGATTAGATGTGATGTTCCAACATCACCATATACCGCAGCAGAAGAAGCAAAAACAATAGGAGTTTTTTGATTTACTCCTTCTACGATACCAGTCAACATTTCAGTTAAATGTGAATTGTTGTTTTTAAAATATGTAAGAGGATTTGTCACAGATGGGCCAAGCAAACTATTGGCTCCTAAATGGAATATTACATCAACTTTATTTTGTTTAGCTTTCCAAAAGTTGATATTGCCATATCCTGTAGGCTTATTATTATAAGCACGAGAAACATAATTAGAAATGATGTCCAAAGGCTTATTATCAATATCCAAAGCCACAACATTCCAACCAGATTCATGAAGAATTTTACAAAGAATTCGGCCAATATATCCCCCTGCTCCGGTAACAATAGCTTTCACAATTCATCCCCAATTTCTATTTCTTCAACATATTTTCGCCCGATATCTAAGCATAACGACAAGACTGCCATTGCACTTATTCTGGACGCTAGATTTACAACTAACCATACCGCTATTTTAGCTTTAATATGTTCCCATTTGGTCAACGGTTGTATCATATACTCTCACTTATCGTATAAGAAATAACATTTGAATAATTCAGATTAAATTTTCCATGTTTACCAGACACTACCACGATATCTTTATCTAATGGATCTAATGATATAAATGTAAGCATATCTTGTTCACTGTGTAAACCAGTGTTATATTCAACCGATAATGGAGAATAATTTGTCATATCATGAAAAAATAATGATTTATATTGATCATCCATTTCTGAAATATATTCAACTAAAGAATCATACCCGCCTATAGGTCTATAGTAAGAATCTTCGTATATAACCCAAATTTGAGGAACAGTCTTAGCATCTGGTGCTAATTCTAAAAGCTCTTCTTTGGTATAGTCCTCTCCAAGATTCATATATGTAAATTCAAAATTCTTATTAGTGAGAACTTCTTTTGCTTTATCACAAAATTGACAATTATTTTTTCCATAAACGATGAAACGCATATTATCTCCAAGAAATTTTATTAATAGAAATCCTAGCATCAGGATATAGACGATCTAGGTAACTTTGGACGGCAAATTCTGATTCAGCCCCATGCAAATGGACCACACTGGATCCCTGTTGCTGACGACGATTACGAACATTATTCTTAGAATAATAAAAATCGACCATAAAGTTTGCCATGGAATTGTCTCCTTATTTAGGAGTTATATTCCAATTTTACTCAGATGTCAAGCTATAATATGCGTCAACTCTTTCATGTGCGACTGTAACCCAATCGGATACATTTTCAATAAAAACAGATGGACCATCGCCATTTTCGTTAGCAATGATAATCACAACTTGATCAATGGATATCCCAGTTAGTTCTTTAAATGCGATAGCATAGATCGTAGATTGGATAAAATAATCTTCTATCCATTCTTTCTTTTTCTCGTTGGTGCTGGTTTTATAGTCTATAATCGATCTTTTGCCCTTAAATTTGGCAATTAAATCAGATCTTCCGGCTATTCGAAGTGTATCTGAATATAATGGAACTTCTATCCCTACAATATTTCTAACATTTTTTAATAGAATAGGTCTTATTTGGCCAAATAGAGCTAATGCCAAACTATTTTCCCGTCTAGGATCTATTTTTTCTCCCATGACAAATCGTTCGGCCAAACTATGTAATTCATTTCCTCGCATTGCAGCGGCCCTAGTGATTCTATCAGCTTCTGCATCTCCAATTTTAAGTCTCCATTTTATTAGATGGTCTTTATCGGATGTTTTACCTAATACCGTAGTCACTGATGGATATTTTTTACCATCTGGTGTGATATAATATCTACCTGTTGGTAGAGTTTCACATTCTAAATCTTCAAATTTCATTAATTCAAGTGACATAATTTATTCAATCTGTAGTAGCTTTGATACCAAATTTTTTCTGTTTAGCCTTTACGACTTCTCGAATTTTTGTTTGCTTAATACCTTTATCACCATATGTATCTGCCATTTTAGAAGTAGGATTGGCTCTAGCTATTCTTCCCATCATATCATTAAATCCGGCATCTGGTTTGATACTATCGCCAGTTCCGCTTATGATAGCACATCCAGTTACCATTTGTTTTATATGAGGATTGTCGGCCAAATAAGATTCACGAGCGGAAATACCCATATAATCTTCCCATTCTTCATCAGTTTCAGTATTTTTAAATCTGTAAATAGGCATTAATCCCACAATCCTCTATAATATTTGCCAAATAATATCAATCCATTAGCTATACGTTTATCATATTCTAATGCAGATTCTTTATCATACCAATATTTAGGCTTGTTTGGATCCACTTGGTCATTTATATGCATTTCTGAATATTTTGGTTTATCAGCTTTAGGGGTGAAAACTAATGTCATATTATCACTATGATGATGAAAATCTTCTGGCTTTAAAATTTGAGCAAATGCCCAAATCATTTCATCCAAAGCCCAATTCCATCTATCATGTACAGTTTCATCGTTATCAAAACCTGAATTATGATTCCTTAATTCTTCTGGTACATCTTCGTTATCTACAATACATGAACCATGCTTATTCTTTTTTAATTTGATGAGAGCGGGATGAATAATTCGTGCTAACGTGTAGTCAAGATTCCACACATCTTTACGAGATATCTTGACTACACGATTAGTTACTTTCATAATTTTACTTTCTAGTGTCTAACAACATGATCGGCGGCGTGAGTAGCGGCCCATGCCAGAGGTTTAATTTGTGCATCTATACCCAGACAGCCCTTAACCCAACCAAGAGCTTCTTTAACAGCCACATTAGACTTATGCTTTGGATTTGGATTGATATCAAGATGGACCGACATATGCCTACCACCTAGGACTTCCAGAATATCAGTTGCGGCATCTACTGCAAACTGAACCTCTGTCAGTAGTCGTTGCTTTAGATTGCCATAATCTTCTAGGTCTACTGTATGATGAAAAATTTGGCATCCATGTCGAGAATCTTTATGTAGAATAATAACAGTTGAATACTTTGCCATCCACTTTTTATTTTTCTTATAACGAATACTATCTGCGCCAACATACACAGAAGAACTTTGTGATGAGTTCATGATAGCTTTTTTGGCATCTTCAAACATATTACTTCCTTTCAAAACATTAAGTAATGTTGCCTTCTATATAGACTTGATATTACTATGTCAAGGAAAATATTGGCGAATGCGCTGGGATTCGAACCCAGATTTTCAGTTTTGGAGACTGACGTGTTAAACCATTGATCACTACGCAAACGTGAGGGCAAGGTTTTTTAAAGAAAAACCCTGCAAGAAAACTTAATCTCTGTATTATACCAGAGCAGCTCTGATGCATGCTACCTATTGTCCGAGATTAACGACATTTTGGTTCTTAATAACTAAATCATTTTTAGTTGCATAATCTATAACATCTGAATAATAAAATATTATTCCGCCGCCATCCCGTGGTTTGGTATTCGGTAAAGCTTTAAGAAAGCTAAATGTTTGCGGATAGAAATATTTACTACTATCGAATATATCATCTATTATTTCTTGATCGGTCATATGCAACCTAATTAAAATTATTTATAATTTCTATTATTTCTTTATATTGATGCAGTGAGTTTGCCGATGTGCCTGCCAATATTACGACTAGTAATTCTAAATGTTCTCTAGGCATCGTTTTAATATGTTCTATATATTCGTTAAAATCTGGACGATCATGTGACATATTTAATCCCTCATAAAATACTAGCATATGAAACGTATATACAATTGGTCGGGAAGACAGGGATCGAACCTGCGACCTGATGCTCCCAAAGCACCCGCTCTACCACCTGAGCTACTTCCCGATATTCTTTATTTAGTTTTAGGCGGGAGTGACGATTCTTCACCCGCTCTACCATCTTACTGTCAAGCCTTCTATATGACTATTTTTGGCCTTTGTGATTGGTGTGCTATTTATTGATCGTTTAACTACACTACTAAAACAATATTGGCACCCTAGGTAGGATTCGAACCCACATGTTAGTTCCAGTTACCTTTCGCTCCGTTCGTAGCGGAGGGGGATACTAGGGCATTAATTGGTTGCGG